GGGTTTTGGTGCTTCTGAACCAGATGGCGCATTAGATCCACAAATGGCAAATTCTTATTCGTTTTCAGGCATCCAAAACGTTAGTGTTAGTGGTGTTAGCGTTCCTATTCTATATGGAGAAGTATTTACAGGTTCTGTTGTAATAAGTTCTGGTATTGATACAGTTCAACTAGAGGGAACAACATAATGCCAATTCCAGCTTTTGATGAAAATACAAGACTTACTGATCCAGCAGTTACAGATGATGTCCTTGCTTCAAAACAGTTTTTAACACTCGTTGAACTGCTTGGAGAAGGTGTTATTGAAGGTTTTGCAACAGCGTCAAAAGAAGGGCATACACAAGGAACACAAAACTATCTTAATGCAAGTCTTAAAGACGTATTTCTCAATGGAACACCAGTTTTAATAGCTTCTGCAAATTCATTGTCACCTATTTCAACAGATTTTAATTTTCCTAACGTATCTTTTGAAGAAAGATTTGGGACTTCTGATCAAACTGCAATACAAGGTATTTCAGATATAGAAACTGAAAATTCTGTTGGTGTTGCTGTTACAAAGGCAAGTTCTGTTTCTAGGTCAATTACAAACACTTCTGTTAATGCTGTAAGAGTTACTCTTGGTTTTCCATCCCTGCAAAAATTTGAAGATGATGGTGATATAAATGGCGCGGAAGTTGCTATAAATATTCAAACTATTGAAAATGATGGAACTACAACAACTGTTATTACAGATACGGTAAAAGGAAGAACTGCAAGCACATATTTTAGAGATTACAAAATAAATTTTGCATCTGGCACCTCTTTTCCTGTAACGATCAGAGTAAACAGAACAACAGATGACAGCACAGACGTAAAGTTGCAAAACGGTTCAATATGGTCATCTTTTACCGAAATAATAAATGAACAAAGAGCTTATGCAAACTCGGCTCATGTTGCAATAAGATTTGATGCGGAAACATTTAAAACCATACCAAAACGGATGTATAAAGTCCGTGGGACAAAAATAAAAATCCCACATAATGGAACTGTACAAACTGATGGTTCAATATCTTATTCAGGAACTTTTAATGGTACGTTCAAAACAGATAAAGAATGGACAAATGATCCAGCATGGATTCTTTACGATTTGTTAACAACATCAAAAGGATTTGGTGATCAGATAGATACGTCACAGTTAGATGTTTTTAGTTTTTATTCCGCTTCTGTTTATTGTGCAGAACAGGTTGACGATGGTTCAGGTAATAACACTACAGAACCACGATTTTCTTGTAATGTTGTTATCCAAAATCAAAAACAAGCATACAACCTCATTAATGATTTATGTTCTGTAATGCGTGTTATGCCTTTTTATTCGGCTGGTACAATATCAATCACACAGGACAGACCAACAGATCCAAGTTATTTATTCAACCTGTCAAATGTTACAGAACAGGGTTTTACATATTCTAGTTCAGCAAAAAATTCAAAAGTAACTGTTGTTAATGTTGGATATTTTGATAATGAAACTCAACAAATTGAATATGAAACGGTAGAAGATACCGCTTTACAAGCAAAATATGGAATTGTAACAAAAAATCTTAGAGGTTTTGCCACAACATCAAGAGGTCAGGCATCTCGTCTTGGAAAATGGTTTCTTTATACACAATCTAATGAAGCAGAAGTTGTAACCTTTACCACTACTCTTGAATCTGGAACTATCGTTAGACCAGGTGCTGTGATAAATATTGCTGATCCATTAAGGGCAGGGGTTAGAAGAGGTGGTCGTATAAAAACAGGAGTATCTACAACACAAATCGTAGTTGATGATGAA